TGGTGGTCAACGGCAGCAAGCGGATTCTGTTGCCCTTCAACACTGTGCATCTCCCTGAGCGCTTCGCCATCAAGGCGGATGAGATTCAGGGCATCCGTGCTTTCGGTGAGCAAACCGAACTGCAGGCCGTGCAGGACGTCGTCAACAAGCGTTTGGCGAAGGCCCGTCGCCAGTTGGACGCTACGCATGAGTTTCATCGCATGGGCGCCCTGAACGGCGTCGTTCTGGATGCGGATGGCCGTACTGAACTGCTCAATATCTATGATCGTTTCGGACTCGAACCGATTGAGATCGAGATGGAGTTGGCTACCGCAGGCACCGAGGTTCGGGTGAAGTGTGTCGATGCACTGGATGCACAGGAGGAGGCGCTTGGAGCGACTACCAGCAACGGTGCTCGAGCGTTCTGCGGCAAGAACTTCTGGCGGGCGCTGATCTCGCATCAGAGCGTTAAGAAGACCTACGAAGGCACACAATACGCCGCTGCGCTGCGTGCCGATGGTCGCGAAGCATTCGAGTTCGGCGGTATCACCTGGGAGCGCTATCGCGGCAAGGTGGGCGGCATTTCCTTCGTGCCGGATGACGAGGCCCGCTTGGTGCCGGAGGGTGTTCCCGGCCTGTGCATCACACGTTTCGCGCCGGCCGACTACATGGATACGGTTAATACCGAGGGGCTGCCTTACTACAGCCAGCTGGAAATGATGCCTTTCAAGAAGGGTGTGGACGGCGAGGCACAGTCGAACCCATTGCACCTGGTTACTCGCCCTCGCGCCATTATCCGCCTGAAGCGCTGACGATGGCTTTCCGCGATCTGATCGATGACGTGGACGAGGTGGTTTTCGACGTCCTAGCGGATCGGGTGGAAATCGATGGCCGCCCCGTTCTCGGAATGTTCTCGGCGCCCTGGCTGCAGCCCAAGCTCGGCCAGATCAGAACCGCTCTGCGTGAGCCGCACCTGGTCATCCGGGTCGGCGATAACGCGGGTGTCGAGGTAAAGCAACGGGTCGAGATTGATTTACCGCCAGAGGACGGTGGCGGCACCTACACCATCGCCGGCAGTGAGCCTGGAGGCGATGGTCTTGTAACGCTGATCTTGAGGAAGGCGGTATGAGTGTTGGTAGCTATCACAAGCAGTCTGCCAGCAGCGGGTTGATCTCCCTGCAACTGGACTCGCAAGCCCTCAAAGGCTTTCAGGATTTCACCAGACTGGTCCCCAAAGCGGCCCATGCCGCGCAACGACGGGCGATCAACAAGACGTTGCGCTGGCTTCGAACGCACGTCGCCCGGGAGGTAGGCCGCCAAGAGCGCATCGCTATCGCGGCGGTCAGACAGCGGCTGAGGGCGTTCCCGGTCTCCAGCAGCGGTCAGGGCAAGCTCTGGTTCGGCATCAACCCCATCGAAGCCAGTCGCGCGGGCAGGCCCCGACAGAGCCGTACAGGCGTTTCGGTGGCGGGCCGCAAGTATCAAGGCGCGTTCTTCAAGACGGTGTACGGCGGCAAGCCGGATATCTGGATCCGTACTGCAAGCAAGCACTTCGACGCAGACAGCTACCCGGATAGCGAGGTGTCAGGGGGAGGCGGTCGCCGTTCTGGTTGGATCTCTGAGAACGACAGCCGCTTCCCGCTGGCGAAGGCAAAGATTTCGCTGGAGGACGTCCGGCCTCACTTCGAGGCTTGGACCAGTCGCGCTCACGAGCGTCTGGTGGTCGTCATGGGACAAGAGCTGAATTTTGAACTGCAAAAGTACCTTAGGAGATCAGGCAATGGATGAGGATTTCATTCCACTAGGCCAGGTCTATGCGGCCATGGAACAGCACATCAGGGACGCTATTCCAGGCTTGCAGTATGTCGGGACCATGCCGAGCGGCATCGAGGTCGTCCCACCGCCTGCGGTGGTGCTCGAACTGGCAGGATTCGAAAGTGCCGAAGAGGACCCCGGGACGGGGCAGACTGCGGTCGATGCCCGTTTTGAAGCGCGCGTGCTTGTACCGGGGGAGGAAGACAACTGCTTGCACATTGCTGCATTTGTGGCCGCTCAGTTGGCTGTGCTGCTCCGCATGCAGTCGTGGGGCTTGCCGGTGAGGTTCGCTGAGTTTGTACGGGCCGAGCGCGATTGGAGCAGGCCAGAGCTGGACGGCTTTGCGGTCTGGGTGGTCGAGTGGACTCAGATCATTTACCTAGGCCAGGAGGAGTGGCCGTGGCCCCGAGAGCCCGGCCCGGTGCTGTTCGCCGTCGACCCGGACAGCGGGGAGGGGAAGGAACAGCACTACCAGCATCCGGAGGCCATGGAATGAGCTATCCGACCGCGCAGCATGACCGGATGATTTCCGACCAGGTGATCAAGGGGTATGTGGTGGCCGTGGACTTGGTGGCCGGCAGGCTGCGCATGTCGGACGGTAGCGACTGGGTCAGTGCCTGGGTGAAGTGGCATGCACTGGCCGCCGGCAAGGCCCGCCATTGGCGGTCGCCCAGCTTGGGCGAGCAGGGCGCTCTGATCAGCCCGAGCGGTGACCCTGCCCAAGGCACGTTCGTGCCGGGGCTGTACGGCAATGCCGGCCCGCAGCCAGACAACCGCGACCATGTCGAGGTGTGGCGTTTCGATGATGGCGGCTCGCTGGTCTACGACTGGGAAGCCAATAGCTACACCATCAAGCTGCCCACGGGCACGGTCACCATCGAGGTCGGCGGCAGCAAGGCGGTCATCACCGACGACACGATCAACGCCAAGACCACGACGATGACGGCCGAGGCGCAGGCCGCCACGGTCAAGGCGCCGTCGATCACCTTGGAGGGTGAGGTGTTGATCAAGGGCGCGTTACGCGTAACGGGCGATATCAACGGCGGCGGGAAGATCATCGACACCGCCGGCAACACGGCAAATCACAAGCACTGACAGCCCGCATTCGCGGGCTTTGTCTTATCTGGAGGACGCCTTATGGCTGCAAAGAAAACTGTTTCAACTGACGAGGCAATCGCCTCGGACGCTACCGTCGCCGCCGTTGCATCCGCACCGGAAGCGGGCGAAGGCATGGCACAAGTCACTTTCGCCGACACCGTCTATACCTCGCGCTCGCTGTACCTGGCCAAGGGCGAGGACCTGCGCGAGTTCAAGGTGGTGGGCAAGCGCGTCAGCGTGCCGGCCGACGACGCCGAGGCGCTGGCCTTCCTGGCTGATCACCCTGAGCTGCAGCGCCTGGACGGCTGACCATGATTGGCCTGGATCGCCGCACCGGCGAATCAATCTCGGGCCTCGATCACCTGCGCCAATCCATCGAGGACATTTTGACCACGCCACTCGGCAGCCGCCGGATGCGGCCGGAATACGGCAGCAAGCTGCGGCGTTACGTCGACATGCCGGTCAACGATGGGTGGAAAAGCGCGGTACAGGCCGAGGTGGCCCGCGCCTTGGGTCGCTGGGAGCCGCGCTTGAGGCTGGAGCGCGTGGTGGTCACCTCGGTGCTTGACGGGCAGATCGGCATGACGCTGACCGGCGAGTACCTGGGCAGTTCTGCCGTCATGGAGGTAACTGCATGATCGACCTTTCCCTGCTGCCCCCGCCCGATGTGGTGGAAAGCGTGGATTTCGAGGAGTTGTATCAGGACGTACTGGGCATTTTCCGCGAGTTCATGAAGGACCAATGGACGGCGGCGCTGGAGTCCGACCCGGTGGTCAAGCTGATGGAGGTCATGGCCTACCGGGAAATGTTGGTACGAGCGCGGGTCAACGCTGCGGCCAAGGCAAGCCTGTTGGCCTTCGCGCGCGGTAAGGATCTGGACAACCGAGCAGCAGACTATGGCGTGACGCGCTTGACGCTACGCGCCGAGGATCTGGATGCAGTGCCCCCAGTCGAAGCGGTGATGGAGGACGACGATGCACTGCTGTACCGCACTCGGCTCTCGCTTGAAGCTCTGTCGGTTGCCGGTAGTAGCGGGGCATATGAGTACCACGGGCTCAGTTCTTCGGCGGAGGTCGCCCAGGTGTCGGTCGACTCGCCGAGATTCTCCGGGGTCGAAGTGGCGCCGGCCCTAAGGGCTCAGTTGCCACCGGGTGCCATCGTCCTTGTCTGCGACTATGACGCCGGCCTAGCCAACCCGCTGCCGGGCGACGTCTCGCTGGCTGTATTGCCTACGCTGGCCAGTACTACACCGCCTGAGCAGCTGGTGGCGGGTGTGCTTAAAAAGCTGTCGTCCGAGGACGTTCGTCCAATCACTGATCGGCCGCGTGCGCAGCTTGGTGTGCCCGCTGACACGAGCGTGGAGGCGGTGCTGTGGGTGGAAGATGGCCCCGATCCTGACGTAGTCGCCAAAGCAGCCCGTAAAAGCTTGGATCTTGCGATTGCCGGGGCGCGCCGGCTCTCGGGCCAACTCTCTTTGTCGTCGGTCTACGCGGCGTTACACGTAACGGGCATTACCCGCGTAGACCTGGTTAAGCCTGTGGAGGGGTTGGTGTGTGACAAGCGGCATTACCCCCGAGCCACTTCGATTGTGCTGACCACGAAGGTGATGGCATGAGTCTGTTACCGCTCAACGCCACCCAGCTGGAGCGGGCCTTGGAGGCGGCCGCCGACCTTGGCCTGGACCCGGACATTATCCGGGGCGTGGCCGACTCGGCGCGCTGCCCGCCCAACTTCCTGCCCTGGCTGGCCTGGTCGTGGAAGGTCGAGGGCTGGGAGTCGGCATATACCGACGAGCAGCGCCGCGCGCTGATCCGCGAGGCGATTCCGGTTCACAAGACCAAGGGCACGGTCGGCGCAATCCGGCGCGTGCTCAAGGCTGTGCGGGTCAATGCGGATTACAAGGAGTGGCGCGAGATCCCCAGCGCCGCACCGTACACGTTCCAGGTTACAGCCTGGGCCAACGATAACCGGCCAGGTGAAGGGTCGATCATCTCGCCGCAGTTGGAGGAGCGCCTGCGCGCCCTGGTCGACGCGACGAAGAACGAGCGCAGCCACTACACCTTCCGCCTCGGTGCGCGCTTCGATGACGGCCTGGTGGCGGCCAATGCCTCGCACCTGCGGCAGCGCACGCGCCGCTCGGCCGAAGCGAAGCCGATCCCCATGCCGCCATCCGAGCAGGGCCTGGGCTTCGTCAATGCTTCGCGCCTGCAGCAGGTCCAGCGGTATCCGGGTTATGCCCAGGCTGTGCCCATGCCGTTGTCTGCGCAGGCCCTGCATGCGGCCAACGCAACCCACATACGCTGTGTTTCTCGGTGGTCTGCCAAGACGCAAAGCGTACCGATCCACAACGAAACGGAGCTGTTGGCGGCTAATGGCGTCAGCAACCGTACTGTCGTGCGCGTCACGATGGAGGCTGTTCTATGAGTACCGCTTTGCAACCCCAGATCACCAAGGCCGGCCTGGCGGCGATCTGGAATGCAACCAGCACCGGCCTGTCGGCCGAGATATCCCACATCGGCCTGGGCTCGGCTGGCTACACGCCCAGCGCCGACCAGAAGACCCTGCGCGCTCAAGCGGCCAAGTACCCCATTTCGGGGGGCGAGAAGCTGAGTAGCACGCTGATCCACCTGACGGCGGTGGCCGACGACGCGGCCGCGTTCTGGGTGCGGGAGGTCGGCTTTTTCCTCAGTGACGGCACGCTGCTCGCCGTCTGGTC